AAGACAACTATCTAGAATAGGCTTCACACTTTCTTTGAATAACATTAATGAATCTGGCATAACTTTTGAAAAGTCCAGATCTTTATTGCTTACATAATCTTCACATAACTTGTGAATACCAGTACCTCTTTTAGATGCCTGGGCGGAAATTTTATTCGCTTCTTTTGTACCCACTCTTTGCCGCCATTTCTTAATACCAGCAGCTGTTGATAATCCTGTGACTGTTGAGACAGAAGGATACTTCTTACCCTCCGGTGTTACATAGTGTCTCTTACCGTCGACGGTTTCTCTATGGAGAGAGTCAAAATCAATTAACGATTGTTTAAACATAACCTAATTCTGTTTTACTGATTATATAATCTTTCACAATATCTGATCTCACAATATCATTAATACCAAATTCAAAGCGTTTAAACTTCTTAACACTATTTAGTACTTCTAGAAACTGTTGTAAACCTTTCTTCTCCTGTACCAGAGTAAGATCAGATTGTCTATAATCACCACAAAGAACTATCCTACAATTTTTACCAACACGTGTAATCAAACTATCTAGTTCATGAAAACTCATATTGTTTATTTCATCAACAAGAAGAATGCAATTGTTAAATGTTGTTCCTCTAATGAAGCTAGTGGTTAAAAACTCTACAAGATTCTTATTTTTAAGTACTTCATATGCATCGCCTCTATTGAATAGCTCAGTAGCTATCTGTTTATAAGGTTCCTCATACACCTGGGCTTTCTGTTTCCAGTTCCCTGGTAAGAAGCCCATGTCTCTGGTTGGAACAACAGACCTTACAATATACAGCTTATTGTATAGTTCGTGCCCACCAGTAATATCTTGCAGTGAGAGATAAATTGATAAGAAGGTCTTGCCTGTTCCAGCAACACCATGAAGGACTAAATTATATTCGTCATCATATGCATCGATGACTCCGTTTTGTGTATCTGTAAGATCATAATGACGAGTAACATCTATCATTGAGAACTTAGAAGGATTAATACGGTTCTTAATATCAATTACCCCTTCTTCTCGGAGGATTCTTTTTTGTCTTTTTGTGAGCCTATTCTGCCGGGCCACTATACTTTGATCTTTTCTCCACGTCCAGACCCCTTTTTAATTGTCTTTAGCATATCTTTCCATCCATCATCTGTATGTCTTCCAATACCACCAATACCACTAATAATATTTGGTGTTGAAAATTCTTTTTTCAGATGAGGGTTGTCTTTTAGATGTGCTTGTAATTCATCCCACGACATATGGACTTCATAGGATTCATCTGTTTTGGTATTTGTAAGTGTGTAATATGGCACTATTCTTCCTCTAGTTCTAGAAGATACTTAATGTCTTTAGACTTTAGAGCGTTCTTTAATCGTCTTTGTTTCTTTCGGTTTCTATCTCTTTGCGCTTGCTTCTTAGTATCAATATTTTCTTCTTCAAACTCATCATATTCATATTGATTCTTCTTACGGGTCATCATTATCCTCATGAAACTTGAATTTGCGGAAAGGCGGTTTGTACAACAGTTTTGCTTATGCCTTTAATTGCTCTCTTTTTCATTTCCAAGACCAACTTGGCATCTTTTGGTGCAACTGATTCTAGAAGTTGAATAAAGACAACTTCACGTTTTGCTGGAGGCACGTTTTCTAATACGTTTCCATCCACAGCAATGAAATACTTCATCATCCTCATTTTACCCAACAGAGCACCTTCGAGATCAGTACCTGTTCCTTCCTCGTCAGTACCTTCTGCTGGTGTATATGGTGGATTGCCTTCTGGAAGGACCCATTGAATGCTTGGGTTGTATGTTAATTGTAACATATCAATAAGCTGTGTGGATTCATGATCTTTTAGAATCTGTGCTTTAATTTTTACGTTTTTTGATTTCCGACACTCGTCGACAATCTCATACAATGCTTTTGTATAAGCCATTAGAATTCACCTATATGTTCAATTAAATTTTTAAGTTTCTTGTCAATAAAATATCCAAACATCTTATCTCTTGTCTTAGTATTTTCCTCTTCATATGCACTCTTAACCTTGACACGAATCTGTGCTGGTATTAATGAAAGGTCTACTAATCGTCTGTTCCTGTTCCAGTTAGCTCTATAATGTTCCAAGCCGCTCTCCACATCTTCTATATTCATCTCAACAATTGTATTTAGAAGTTTGGATCTCAGAGGCTTTTGTCTACCATTTATAAAACAATCATCCTTTGAAAGGATATTAGGAATACCATCACCCCTATCACCTTTTGCAATATGTTCCTTGAGATACAAGTCAGGATTATCATGTTTGACAAATTTCTTACGAACAGGATCGTATTGATTGACATTAGGATATGCATGCAGTTGAATGAAGTCCTTATCACCTGATAGAATCAGAATGGGTTGTGAACTACCATTAACTAGCAATGCACCTTCAATGTCATGTACGATCGTTCCAATAATATCATCAGCTTCAGCTGTTTCAATCTGGATAACTTTGTATGGAAATATTTCTTTGAGATCTTCTCTAATACCATTCAATGTCTTGAAGATAGAAGACCAATCAAGCTCAGACTTATTTCTATACTGCTTTCGATTAGCTTTGTAATACGGAAAGGTCTTTTTACGCCAATAGTTTTTATCGTCGCAACAGATAACCATCTCACCATATTGTTTGAAGAATTTTGATCTGTTAGCTCTTAGTGTGTTAAGGACCATGTGTCTTACAAGGCCCTCATCTATTTCTACATTTGTATGGTTACCAATCTGAGCCATAAGATTGGATATCATAACTTGATTCAAGTCCACGAGAATCATAATAAACTCCAGGTTTAGTCAGTCTTCAGTATCAATGAAATCCACGTTGAAGTCAATGTCTGAATCCTTGAGATTAATAATATTTTCTGCAAATTCTTGCAGGGGATGCTTTTCGTTTTGCGATCTCATTAAGGCTGACTTTATAGCTTCGCTGATTAAGACCAAATCATATTTGATGTCTTCTTGTTGATGTAAATCAAATCCATGTGATTCCATTGTTCTAAAAACATCAAAGGCAAAATCAACTGAATGCTGTGTGATAAACTTATGCCTAATATGCTGTGCGTGTGCCTTCAACTCATCTTCGTTTTGTGGTGGGCGTGTTTTATGAGATTTAGGAAAACTTACAACATTGGACATATGTGATCCTTTTTAGATATTGTTATATCTATTTAGGCTTACTTTTTCTCCGCCGCTTTTTCTTTTCGACGGGCTTTTCCTCAATCTCAGTATGATTATAATATTCATCATGCATTTCCTGGCTCCATACACCAACGTCTGGGTATATAACTCCAACTTCACGTTTAATCATACCCTTATATGGATCATTAGGATGCCAGTGATATGCAGGAACACGAACAATCTTAGTGATCTTGCCTTCCATATGCTCACCATATCTAAGATCTAACCACACACCTGTACGTAAGTATGCTTGTAGATTCTGCACATAGCAATCAAGGATATTGACTTCATTATTAATTTTCTTGTCTTTAGGATTAAGTTTCAAACTCTGCTTAGCTGATGCCAGCTTCTCTTTGTTTGTCTTAATCCATCTTCGAACAGAAGTAAGATTAACAATACTATCATTATCTCTTGGTACATCAGGATGTACACTAGAATGTTTAGGTTCAGGCTTAGCTGCACGAGCTTTGGCCAAACGCTCTCGGCGTTCAGCTTTCTGCTCTTCAGTGAGGGGCTTCCTCCGCTTACGAGTTTTCTGAACCATCCGACCGGTCTAATGTCTGAGTCCAATGCCAGAATTCAGACTTAGCTTCTTCTGGGGTAAATCCAAATGCTTGTTCTAACATCTTAGGGCCTTCCATCATATCATGCTTTCCAGCCTTCTGCATGTCAGACAAAAACTTATGTACTGTTACGTCTTTCATGTTTCCTCACAAAATAGTAGTAATTGCTGCGACTGCTGTTACTAAAGCAGGCGTAAGTATATATGCCAGCAATGCAACGCCGGCTATTTCTAATCCAGTCATTTGATTATCA